ACATCAGCTTTTGACCAACTGGAGCTCGAACAGCGGGAGCTGACCAAGGCGCAGGAGCTGGCGAGCTATCTGCTCAAACAGCACCTGGCCGAGGCTGGCAAAACCAGCATCGCGGGCAGATTCTCAACCAGCCTGTCGCTGACTTTTGACCGGCTGGCTGGGCGGACATCCATCAAGGCAAAGGTGGCCTATTCCCGCAAGTACACCGACGAGCTGGTGGAATTTGCGCAGCATGGCCAGGGCGGTCTATTCGAGAGCATAAGCGGGGATGTATGAACATCCTGGCGATTGACCCAGGCCCGGTGCAATCGGCCCTTGTGTTGCTTAGCCCTGATCGAAAGATCCTTGAGGCCAGCATCGAGAGCAACAAGCATGTTGCCAGCATCCTGAAGGCTCGCTGGTGGAACAGGACCCTCGGGACCCCCGGCTGGCCCCACGTAGCAATCGAGATGATTGCCTCCTACGGAATGCCTGTAGGAGCGGAGGTCTTCGAGACCTGCACCTGGATCGGTCGCTTCGAGGAGGCCTTCGACGACGAGGGCCTAGCGGCTCGCTATTTCCGCAAGGACATCAAGCTGCATCTATGCGGTTTCACTCGGGCCAAGGATTCCAATGTTCGCCAGGCATTGATTGATTTACTGGGCCCCGCTGGTGTCAAGAAGAATCCCGGCCCTACATACGGGATCAAAAAGGATATGTGGGCAGCACTTGCCGTTGCCGTCTACGCACACCACGTTCTCAACCAAACGAAATGACCACCACCGCACCACCACCCGAGGCCCTGGCCGCCGCGCACAGTCCCATCGTTATCAGCCAGTTTCATGTGCTGCTGGACGACATCGCCGAGGCAAAAGCCAAGGCCGCCGATGTCACGTTCGACTACGCCGACCCCAAGGGCAATAAGCAGGCCCGCTCTTACATCTTCTCCCAGCGCAAGCTCAACGCCAGGATCGAATCGGCCCGCACCGATGCCAAGTCCTACGCGCTGGCCTATGGCCGCAAAGTCGACGAGCAGGCCGCCGAGCTCAAGGATCAGGTGGCGGCGCTGATCAAGCCGCACCAAGATGCGATCGATGCCATCGCCAAGGCCGAAGCCGATCGGGTGCGGCGGCACCGCGATGTGATCGACGGCATCAGGGCCTACGGCAATGTCGGGTTCGGCGCCACGTCCGAAGCCATTGGCTACTGGCTGGCCGAGGCCAAGGCCACCGACATCGACGGGTTGGAGGAGTTCAAGGAAGAGGCCGCCGCCGCCCTGCTGGAGACGATCCGCACCCTCGAAGCCGCGCACACCAAGGCCCTGGCCGACGAGGTCGCCGCTGCCGAGCTGGCCCAGCTGCGCGAGCAGCAGCGGATCCAGAAGGAGAAGGAAGCCGAGGACGCACGCATCAAGGCACAGCAGGAAGCCGTCGCCGAAGCGGTCCGCAAGGCGCAGGAAGAGGCCGATGCTGCTGCGATCGCAGCGGTGGAGGAGTCGGAGCGCAAGGCGGCAGAGGCCCAGGCTCGGGCCGATGCTGCCGAAGCTGCGTTGGCACGGCAGCAAGCAATCGACGCAGCAAGGGACCAGGAGGAGGCCGACAAAACAGTTCGAGCCATGTACCTCGAAGAGTTGGAGGCTGCGGTTGGAGAGGCCCCGGAGGCCCTGCTGGCGATCAAGCCGGCGATGGTGCCGGAGCCTCCAGGCATCGAGATCAGCGACAAGGCCGTGGCGGGCGTCTCTGCCGTGGATCGGAGGCCGGTCCGACTGAGGGACACCCATGAGGCTTACCTCCCCGCACAACAGGAGGCAGTGTTTTTTGCTGCCAAGCAACAGGCGCCGGCCACCTCCGACTTGCTGCGGCTGCGCGATGAAATTGCAGAGCGGATGAAACCACTGAGCCGCATAGGTGTCGCCGACGCCCTGGTCGCCGGCACCCTGCACCCGGCCATCAAGGTCGATTGGAGCAAGGTCTGATGAAATGCCCCCACTGCGGCCACCATCGCAACCGGGTGCTCGAAACCCGCGAGAGCCCAAGCGATAACGCCATCCGCCGCCGCCACGCCTGCCGGGGGTGCGGCAAATCGTTCAGCACAGTTCAACGGGTCGAGGCGTTTCAGGACGGGGCTTGGCAGCCGGTGCCTCTGGCCGTCGTGCCCGATCCGAAGCCGGTGGCCTCGGCACCGGCCGCACCCCGGAAGCGGGCCGCCGGCCCCGCTCCGGCTCGGCTGCATCCGATCACTGGCGCCGAGCACTGGCTCGCGGACATCGAGCGCGATGGCCTGCCGCCGGAGCTTTTAGACAAAATGCTGACGTGGTGGAACGAAAGCCGCTGGGGCAAGCACGGGGCCCAAGCCACATGGACTCAACTGGCATTTACTTTGTCGGCCGGTCGGGTGGTTTACCTGGTCAAACAGAGCCAGTCCCACATAGCCCACTCCCTGGTGGATGCCGGCATCGAGCACGGCTGGCAGGCCCTGAAGCCTGAGTACCTGCGCGGCAGCTACGCAACCCTGAAATCGACTGCCGCCACCCCCGCAGGCGATCCGGCCGCATTGGCGATCCGACAAATGCTGGAGGGTGCCGGTGCTGCTTGATCCGGAGGCCTTCACCCGTGGCTGCCGCATGATCGAGCGCCACATCAGGACCAGGTCAGAGGTCACCTGGACCCCCGAGGATTTCAAGCTGAAATTTGTCAGCTTCAATTCCGAATTCCCGGAGGTCAACACGCCGCAATTCCTGTGGACCTGCGAGCGCTGGATTCAGGAGACCGACGATGAGTTTCTGCGCTTCCCGACGTGGCGGCAGCTGATGGTGCCGCTCTATCGGTGTGAGAACGGCATAGCCAACCGCAGCTGGGGCCCCCGCCCCGATCTGCCGAGGTCGGTGCAGTTCACCGCCGAGCAGCTCGATCAACTGCCGCCTGCTGTGCAGTCGGTGGAGCCCTACCCCGACCCCATCGTCGCCAGGGCCTACGAGCGATTGCCCCGGCCACCTGGCCACCTGCTGCAACCGGAGGCTTTGCCGCCGGCGCAGGAGGACGACCCGGACGACACCACCCGCATCACCGATGCCAAGTGGCAGGCCTATCTCCAGGGGGCTGCCACTGGCACCGATTCTCCAGGTTCCCAGCTGCCATGGAGCAAGCCATTTGCCACCAGGAACGTGCTGGAAACAGGGCTGCGGCAGGGGCTGTGGTCGGTAACGCAGTTCAACGGGCCCAGCCCTGCTCCCCCCGTGCTGCCAAGCATCGGGTTCCTGGAGGAACACCCCCAGTTCCGTGACCGCCACTTTCGCGACCTGGCCGCATACGCCAGGCGCACACAAGGACCGCTGTTCTAACCAACCACCATTGCCAGCAATTCAAATGACAACCAGCGACCTGATTCGCTTTGCAGTGGCAGTAGAGGCTTCTCTTCTGTTAGCCCTTCTAATTATTTCAGCTTTTGCGCATGACTAGCGGAGTAAGAGATCGAATTGGCATGACCGAACTGCCGAAGCAACTACAACTCCATCCTCTGATGCCTGAAATCCACTCAATTCTCGATGAACAGATCGGCTTCACCCGCATCGTCGTGACCGCTTGCCCTGGGCTCTATCACCGGTGGCTTGTGAGGTTCGTTCGCACCAATAGAAAGCGGAAGCTTCTGGACCAATGCGCCGCATGGCTCCCCGATGGCGAGTGGGATGGATCTTGCTGGCTTCCGTTTCGCTCCAAGCACGTCTCGCCCGACGTGCTGACCAAGGTTCAGGCCTGGCTGCAGGGCCGCCCGGTACCGCCGGAGGTGGCGTCGTGACCGACCAACCCAGGGCCCTGGTAGATGCGGAGCTCTATCTCCGCCGCTGCACCGCCGTGGCCGAATACGAAATCGAATGGGCGCCGGGTGACTGGACCTATACCTGCCGTCACGACGAGGCAAAGGCCCGCTTTCAGGATTTTCTGGCATCCGTCCGCGACGCGCTGCCCGACCACCAGCTGCACCTGTGCCTCGGCACTGCCGCCAGCTTCCGCTATTCCCTGTTCTCCCTCTACAAGGCAAACCGCAAGGCCAGCCGCAAGCCGGCCGGCTACAGCGAATTGCTTCAGTGGGTGATCGCTGCCGGAGAGGTGCGGGGCTGGAACGTGGTAAATGCGGAACCACACGTTATCGCCATGCTGGCTGAGGTTGAGGCCGACGATGTAATGGGGATTTTTTGCCGCCCTGGCGATGTGATTGTCTCAGAGGACAAGGACCTGCTGGGGATCCCTGGGCTGCACCTTCGAGGCACGGAGTTCGTGGAGGTTTCCGAGCATCAGGCCGACCTGAATGTGTTTTCGCAGGCGCTGATCGGCGACACCACGGACAACTATCCCGGCTGCCCTGGCATCGGCAAGGTCAAGGCGGAGGGCATCTTGGCCGGGCAGCCCGATGCTGCCGCGATGTGGGCAGCCGTGCTGAAGGCTTTCGCCAAGGCCGGCCTGACTCGGAAGGATGCCCTCACCCAGGTGAGGCTGGCTCGGATTCTGCGGGCTGGCGAGTATGACGTGGATCGAGAATTGCCAATCCTGTGGAACCCACCTGACGACACCCCGTAGCATGGGGCTAAATTCTGCAGCCCTGTAGTGTCAAAGCCCGTCAATGCGGAAGAGCTGGTCGAAAGAGCAATGGCCCTTTGGCCCGACATCGCCCCGCACCCTGAGGCCACGGACCGCGAGATTCAGCAGCAGATCGGCTCTGTTCAAGTGGTCCGGTGGCTGCGCGCCGAGCTGCTGACCAGCGACGCCGATGCGCCCACGGTCTACCCGCCCTCCTTCGACACTGGGAGGGGCTGAGATGTGCATGGGCGGCGGGGGATCCCGGGCGACCATCTACGCGCCCGATACCGGGGCCTACGACAAGATGGCCAGCCAGCAGCTGGCCTTGATGCAGCAGACCCAGAGCTCCAATGTGCTGGCCAAGCAGGGCCAGCTGGATGCTTTGGTGCGCGACCGGATCGCGCTGCAGACCCAGGAGCAGTCGGCGGCCACGGCACGGGCCAGCAACACGACCGCGCAGGCGGCCAGGCTGGCGGCACTGGTTGGCGCACCGCCGCCAGAGAAGCCCGCATCGGCCCCTGTGATCGGTTCCGATCGCACCGGTGAAAAGCGGCCGACTGGCAAGCAGTCACTGCGAATTGATCGAGCAGCAGCAACAACCGCCGCAGGCTCTGGCGCCGGACTCAACATCACCGTGGGGTACTGATCATGTGTTTCGGGGGAGGAGGTCCGCAGGCGCCGCAGATCGTCTACCAGGGCCCAAGCCAAGAAGAGATCAACGCGCATAACCAGCGGATGGAAACGGCGCGACAACAACAACAAGAGGCCACCCAGCGGATGCAAAGCCAGCTGGACCAGCAAATTGCCGCGGCCAACGCCGAGGCCGATCGAGCCAGGGCGTCACTGGCGGAACAGGCCGCAGCCATGGCGGCCGAAAGGGCTGCGGCACAGGCAGGGCCCTACGCCACTACCGCAGCCGCAGCCGCAGCCCCTGGATCAACCCTGACGACTGAGCCGACCAAACCCCGGAAGAAACAACCCGCCGGACTGACAATCGCTCCGGCAAGTGCCGCAACGGCTGCCGGCGCTGGGCTCAACATCGGGACCTGAGATGGAGACCGCGCAAGGGCCAGCCGAGCAGCGCTACGAAAAACTCCGGTCTGATCGTGACATCTGGCTGTCGCGTGCCCGGCGGTCCTGCCGGCTAACGCTGCCCTGGCTGGTGCCGGCCGCCAACGACCCGGACCAGGGCCAGCCGGAAACCTACCCGCTGCCATGGAATGACATTGGCGCCGAGGGCCACCAGCACCTGGCAAGCCGCTGGCTGCTGGCGGTCATGCCGGCTTCCGAGACGTTTTTCAAATACACGATTGACGAGAAGCAGCGGGCCACCCTGATCAGTGATGCCCGGCAGGCCGGGACCCCAGAGGCGGACATCGCCAAATCCATGGTGGAGTTCGACCGCGGACTATTGGCACTTGAGCAGTCGGTACTCCGCGAGATCAACAGCTCCGCTGATCGCGCCGTGGCGCTGGAGGCGATGGTGCATCTGATCGGCCCCGGCAACATCGTTCTCTATGACGACGAGCAGGACGGACTGACCTGCTACCACCTGAACCGCTACTGCATTAGGCGGGACCCGATGGGCCGGCCGCTGGAGCTGGTGATATGCGAGAGCTTCACCGAGGACAGCCTGCCGAAGGTGGTGGCCGAGCACCTGGGCCTACTCAAGGACGAGGAGAGCGAGGACTACAGCCCCGATCCATTGGCTTCCAACAAGGTGATGGACGAGGAGGATGTGATCAAGGTCTACACCCATGTGGAGTGGGACTACACCAAGGGCAAGGTCAAGTGGTGCCAGGAATGCAAGGGGGAAGAGATCGATGGACAGGACAAAGAGGTCGATATTGAAATCTCCCCATGGATGCCGCTGCGAGCGACGAGGATCGACAGCTGCGACTACGGCCCCGGCTACATCGAAGCCCGGTGCCTGGCGGCACTGCAGACCGCCGAAAGCCTGAGTCAGGCCCTGACCGAGGGGGCAATGATCGCCGCCGAAAGTAAGAATGTGGTCCGCCCTGGCGGGGCTACCAGCATTAAAGACTTGGTGGCATGTCGAAACGGCGGGTATGTGATTGGCCACCCAGACGACGTGAAGGAGCTGGGCTCCGATGGTCGCAGGGGGCAGGGCCTCGTGGTGGCGGAAGCCCGCCTGCAACGGGTGGAGGCCTCGCTGAAGCGGGCCTTCATGATGTCCAACGTCCGGGACAGCGAGCGGACCACCGCCGAGGAGATTCGGATGGTGGCCCTGCAGATGGATGAAGGGCAAGTCGGGATTTACAGCATCCTCACGACTGAGTTCCAGTACCCGTACACCAACAGGAAGCTCCACGTCCTGCTCCGCCAAGGAAAGATCCAGCTGCCTGAGGATCTGGTAAAGCCGGTGGTGTCGGTTGGCCTGGCCGCGGTTGGCCGTGGCAACGATCTCGAGAAGATGATGCGGTTCATCCAGGGCCTGGAGGCACTGGCCAAGATCGTGGGCCCCGATGAGGTCGCCGCTCGCGTCGATGTAAGCGATGCCATTACCCGGCTGAGCAATGGCCTGGGCCTTGAGTCAATCGACCTGGTGCTCTCGGAGGAGAAGGTCAAAGAGATCAAGGCACAGCAGGCGCAGGCAGCGCAGCAGCAGCAGCTGATGCAAAGCCCCATGGCGGATCCGGCAAAGCTGGCCACCGCTGCGGCCACCGCCCAACAGATGCAGGGCGAACCCCCGCCCCCCGAATAACCCCCTGAACCATGAGCACCACCACCGAACAGCTCCTTAACCTGGTGCGCCCAGGCGAGGAGGACCGCCTTAGCGCCGCACTGGATGAGATCGAAGCGGAAGGCAGCCAGCCGACCAGTGAGGAATGGGATATGACCCACCCCCTCGATCGCATGCTGGCGGCCGAGGAGCGGGCCGAGCAGCAGCAGAAGGCCACGCCTCCCCGGCGGCCAGCTGCATCTGCGGCGGATGACAGCAGCGACGCCGACGACCCGCTGGCCGACCTGCTCACCCCGGCCAAGGACGACACCACCACCGACGGCGACCAGGCCGCCGCCGACGGGATCCCGGAGGAATACCGGGGCAAGTCGATGAAGGAGGTGATCGCCCTGGCCGAAGCCAAGGCCAAGGCGGCGCCCGCCACCGGGAACACGCTTCCCCCGGAGGCCTACACCCCCGAGCTGGGCAAGGCGCTGTACGGCGAGGCCCTGACCGGACTATTCACCGCCGCCGAGGTGAACCCCCTGCAGCTCGATGCAACCCTGCGGGCCGGCGGCGATGTGAGCGAAGCGGTGGAGGCACTGGCCACAAAGGCAGGCCTACCAAAAGCCGTGGTGCAGACCTATCTCGATGGGGTCAAGGCCGCCTCACCGGCCGCCACCCCCCAGCTGAGCGCGGAAGATGGTGCGGCGATCCGGCAATCGGTTGGCGGCGATGAGCAGTTCCGGGCGCTGAGCGGTTGGGCCCTTGCCAACCTGAGCGAGGTGGATCTAGCTGGCTACAACGCAGCTATCGACTCCGGCAACCCGAAGCTGGCCGCCTTTGCGGTGAAGGCCCTGCAGGCGCGGGCCGCCGCCGGCAGCAACCCACGGCCCCGCAGTGAACCGCAGCTGGCCAGGGGCGGGCGCGGCCAGGCCGCAATGCGGTTCGCCTCAATCGAGCAGCAGAACGCGGCTGTCGATCGGCGCAATGCTGCCGGCGATCGGTTGATGCACGTCGATCCCGTTTACGCCAGGCGGGTGATGGAGGCCATTGCCAACTCGCCAGATTGGGCATGAAGATGTAACATCGGCGCAACGACTGCTACACCTGTGTAGTGCTGGCCTCCCTGCGGGAGAGGTCCGCACACCTCTCACCGGTCAAGTCAGCCGTTACAGCTACAGCGTCTCTGCATCGTTTAGCCCCTCAAGGGGGAATCGCTAAACACAGGTTGCAAGAAGCCACGGGCAAACAACCCAAACGCTTTTTGCAACCATGGCGGTTAATGATGCCTTGCTGGCCAGGCTTGGCCAAATCCGGGGAACCGGCGCAGTTGATGCCGTGTTCAAGAGCCTCGGGCAATCCGAGATTCTGAACGCGATGAAGCGTGAGTGCCTCTTCGAGAGATTCGTGAAGACTCGGAACATCAAGAGGGGCAAGTCCGCTGAGTTCCAGATCACCGGCCGCGCCACTGCGGCGTACGTAGAGCCTGGCGTGCCGTTGCTGGGTGGTCTGGGCGGCAACTCCCCCAGCGACACCAACGTCAAGACGATCCCCGTTGATGGCCTCATGGCCGCTGACCAGGCGATCTTCAGCCTCGACGAGCTGATGAATTACGCCGATGTGCGCAGCGAATACTTCGAGCAGCTGGGCATCGCTCTGGCCTGGGAGCGGGACAAGCGCATCGCTCGCATCCTGTTTGCAGCGGCCAACAGCACCACCGAACCCCTGGCCCGAACGGTCAACACTGGCCGAATCGGCACCAAGAAGACCCTATCGGCCGGTTATGCCGCCGCATCGAAGCAGGCCAAGGGCGACGAGTTGGCATCCGCCATCGGCGACATCAAGGTTGCCATGAGGAAAAAGGACGTGCCCGTTTCCTCGCTGGTTTGCATAGTGCCGCCCGATGAATACGATTTCCTCAATGAGGGCACTCGTGTTATCAACACGGATTTCAACGGCGGCCAGAGCAACGGCACTATCGCCAATGGCGCGGTTGGCCGGGTGAAATCAATTCCTGTTTACGAGTCCAACCACCTGATCCAGTCCGCTTACACGCTGAGCTCGTTCGACAAGAACCCTGACTATGCTCAGGATCTCAGCAAGTGCCGGGCCTTGATCTTCAGCCGGGAAGCCGTGGGGATGCTCACCCTACGGGCTCCCAAGTTCCAGATGACCAGCGAAGATGGCGACTTCAACATCATGTACCAGTCCATCCTTGGCGTGGCCACGCAGTCGATCGGCATCGGCCGGCTGCGGGATGAATGCGCTGCCTGCATCGTGATCCCCTGAGCCCTTGCACTGGTGTATCGCTTCGGCGATGCTTGACTCGGTCCTCGCCGAATCATCTGGCCCTCGGCTTGCCGGGGGCCTTTTTCATGGCAGCCGATAGCATGTGCTCTGCACCGCTGGATTGTTCATGGGCCTGGCCAACCAGTCGGCAACGCCAGGCCGCACCAGCCTGCTGGATGCCGTAAACATCCTGCTGGCCGTGATCGGTGAAGCCCCGGTCAACAGCCTCGACGACCCGGTGATGACCGAATCGAGCATTGCCGAGCGGACCCTTCTCGAGTTCCACAAGCAGGAGCAGACCCGCGGCTGGAGCTGGAACAGCGAGCAGGACTACCCCTTCGCCGTGGCCACGGACGGCACCATCACCGTGCCGAGCAACCTCACCCGCTTTGCCCCCGACCCATTCCAGTGGGACGGGCGCTTCGTCCTCCGGGGGCATCGGGTCTACGACCGGACAAACCGCACCTACGTGCTGTCGGGTGCCGCCGTCACACAGCTCACCGCCGACGTGGTGTGGACGCTGCCGTGGGATGACTGCCCGGAGGTGTTCAATCGGTACATCAGCATCCTGGGCGCCAGGGCTTTCGCCAACCGGTTCCTGGGGTCCGACTCGATCGAGCGTTACACCCAGCAGGACCTGATGATGGCCAGGGCCGAGTTGGACCGGAACGAGCTGCAGCAGCTCCAGCCCAATGCCCTGAGCGGCCAGCGCGGGGTGATGCCGTTTGGCACCTTCAACCCTGCTGCTGGGTTGGCCGGCCGCAGCAGCCCAAGCTGGTTTGACTGATGGCTGAACTCTTCACCTCCACGGTTCCGAACCTGATCCAGGGGGTCAGCCAGCAACCGGACGCGCAGCGGGATCCCACCCAGGCGGAGCTGCAGATCAACGGGGTCAGCAGCAGCGCGGAGGGCTTGCGCAAGCGGGATCCCACGCAGACCCTGGCCAGGGTGAGCTCCACCAGCCTGGGCGATGTGTTTGTCCACGCGATTTTGCGCGACCGCACCGAGCGGTATCTGGCGGTGATCAGCAGCAGCGCCGTGAAGGTGTTCGATCTCGACGGCGTGGCGCAGACCGTCAGCGCCCCCAGCGGCTACGGCTACCTCTCCGGAGTGACGGATGCGAAGCGGCAGATCCGGTGCGGCACCGTGGCCGACTACACCTTCGTGGCCAGCTCGCTCAAGGTGGTGGCGATGGATGCGGCGGTGGCTCCCGCCGTGGCCAGGCCGGCGGCTAACGAGGCACTGGTGTGGATCCGGGCCGCAAATTACGGCCAGACCTACAAGGTCTTCGTCAACGGCATAACAGCCACGGTCAAAACCGTTGTGTCCCCGGTGGTGACCATTGGCGGGGTGACAACCACCAACACGATCAGCACGGCCGACATTGCGGCGCAGCTTTCTGCCGCCCTGCTCTACGGGGCTGCCTCGACTCTGACCTTCTCAGCATCGGCCACAACTCTGGTCGGCACGGCGAACGGGGTGGCCACCACAACGGATGGCGACGGGTCGGGACTACTGGTGAACGTGACCGGCGCCGCCGGGTTCGTCTCCGCCTGTGCAATCAGCAGTGGCGGGGTGGGATACCAGGCGGGGGCCAAGATTTATGTAGCCCGGAACCTCCTGCAGGGCGGCACGGACACCACCCCGGTGCAAGTGGCGACGGTGGCGACCGCCGCCGCCGGCCTCCTGTCTGGGGTGACGATCGCCAGGTCCGGCTCCGTGCTGTGGTTGCAGTCAGCGGCGACCATCACGGTCAGCGCCACCGACGCCAGGGCCAACGCAGACATCACCGCGATCACCAATTCGGTGCAGTCATTCACCAACCTGCCGACGATCGCGCCACAGGGTTACCAGGTGGAGGTGACGGGCGACCCAACGAACAACTTTGACGGCTACTACGTGATGTTCGAGCCCCGATCCGGCGCCGGCACCTTCGGCGAGGGCGCGTGGGAGGAGACCGTGGCGCCGGGAACGCAGTACAAGCTCAACCCGGCCACCATGCCGCAGGTGCTGGTGCGGCTACCGGCGGGGACGTGGTACTTCGGGCCTCTCAACGGTGCAGCACTGACGGGCTTGACCCTGCCGACCTGGGGCCAGCGGGTGGCGGGCGACAGCGAATCAGCGCCGGACCCGAGCTTCGTGGGCCAAGCCGTGAACGACATCTTTATTCACCGCGGGCGGCTTGGGATCCTGGCCGACGAGAAGCGAATCTTCAGCCGGGCGAAGGACTTCTTCGCCTTCTTCCCGGAAACCGTGACAACCGTGCTGGATTCGGACCCGATCGACAAGACCGCCAGCAGCTCCAAGGTGAGCGTGTTGCGGTATGCGGTGCCATTCCAGGGCGAGATGCTGTTATTTAGCGATGATTATCAGTTCAGATCCTACGCGACTGATGCTGTGCTAACGCCAGCAACGGATGCAATCACGATCCTTACAAGCTATGAAATTGATCCAGGGGTACGGCCAATCCAGATGGGCGGCTCGGTTGTGTTCTGCCAGGCCAACGGGGAATGGAGTCAGCTGCGGCAGTTCTCCGTGCGCGGCGCCGGCACTGCGCTGGTGGGCGATGCCGAAAGCATTACCGATCATGCGAGCAGCTATATCCCGTCCGGGGTTTTTCAGCTTGCAGCCAACGATACGGGCAATTCGCTGTATTGCATCAGCAGCAAGACCGGCTACACAAACAGGATCTACACATATAAATACTTCTACCGGAATACCGGCAGCGGGATCGAGCGAGCCCAATCCAGCTGGAGCTACTGGGAGCTCCCTGGGGCAGACATCATCCTGTCGATTGTGGCGATTCAGGAAACGCTCTACCTCCTGGTCCAGCGCGAAGGGGGGGTGTTCCTCGAAAAAATGCCGGTGCTTGATCGGCAGTCGGTCGCCGCAGCGCCGTACCCGCTGTTGCTCGATCGCTGGGTCAGCACCACCACCGCCAGCCCAGCCGCCATGCGAGTGCCCGATGGCGTCTACAGCTCTGTGACGCGGAACACGACCTGGACGCTGCCATTCACGATCAGCGCCACGGCCCAGGCATGGTCCGCCTACCAGCCGGGCTACCAGGGCGGGGTGTTGCTGGGATCCGCCAGCAGCGGCAACACGATCACGGCCCGCGGCGACTGGTCGGCGGCGCAGGTCTACTTCGGAGAGCCCTATCCGTTCCGCTATCGACCATCGCGGTTCAAGCCGATGCGGACCCAGGGCGGCGGTCAGGTGGCCAGCAACACGCTGCGGGCGCAGATCCGCCAGGCCCGGCTGAGATACCACGAAACCGGCTATTTCCAAGTGCGGGTCACGCCCACCGGCAACCGTGATGAGGCCGTCTACACCTTCCCCGGCAGCACGATTGGCCTACTGCAGGGTGTGGACGAGGGCCAGGAGGGGGTGTTCCGCATCCCGATGTTCGGCCGGGGGGAGAACATCACGGTCACGATCGAAAACGACACGGCGCACCCGTGCAAGTTCTCAAGCCTGGAATGGACCGGGCTGATCACCGGCAAGGGCCGGGCGGTGTAGCAATGAGATGGGCCCATGCCACCAGCGACGTGGTGGACTTCATCGGCCACAACCTGCGGGAAGCGGACCGCCGCGAGGTATGGCTGAGCAATCGCCTGAGCCCCCTCGAAGCCGTGCGGCAGAGCTGGCAGGCCAGCCTCGGTACCGAGTGCCATGCCGTGGTTGATGACGGCGGCGTGCCGGTGGCGTTGTGCGGCGTTGCCGGGGGTGGCGTGATCTGGATGCTTTGCACTGATGGACTGCTGGCCACCGCTGCCAACCGGCGGCAGTTCATCCGGGAGGGGAAGGGCTGGGTAAATCGCTGTCTCCAGCGCTATGGTCCACTCAGCAACTGGGTTTTTGCCAAGAACGTGGACTCGATTCGGTGGCTGAAATCGCTTGGTTTCTTGGTCTACCAACCGACTCCGTTCGGTCCCAGCAGCGCTTTGTTCTGCATGTTTGAAGGGGTGCCGAAGTGATAATCGATCCGTTCAGCGCAGGGATCGCGGTTGCCGACACCGCCCTGGGCCTGTTTACGGGTGCGCAACAAGATGCGGCCGCAAAGCAGGACTACCTAAATCAGAGCACTTTCCAAAAGGTAAATAATCAGTTTGCCCAGTGGCAGGCCGGTCAAAACCAGCGCTTCAGTGATGCCAACGCCCAGTATCAATTCTGGGGCCAGCAGGTGCAGTACCAGCAGCAGCTGGGCTATGTCCACCAGCTGCAGAGCTTCGAGCTGGCAAAACAGATCAACCAGGCCAATGTGGTGCGCGACAGCCGTGCCGCCGCTGGTGCGGAGTTCCTCGGCAACTCGCAGGCCGCATCGAACCGCCTGCAGGAGGTTGCCATGCGAGCCGCGGTCGCCCAGCAGCAGTACGGCTGGCGGACACTGCAGGCCAGGGCCTCGGTGCAAGCCATGGACGCCGAGGGCCTTTCCGTTGATCGGCTGATCAACAACTACGCCCGGCAAGCTGGCGACTACAACACGATCGCGCAGATCAACGACCGGCTGCAGCGCAATCAGTTCAGCCGGGAGCAGACCGCTTTGGTGGGGAGATACCTGAGCGAGTGGAACAGCCAGCAGTTCTACACGCCGACTGCCTACATCGAACCAATCGAACCGTTCGCGCCGATGCCTGCACTGATGCAGCCGGCGGCTCCGTCGATGACCGGCACTGGCCCCAGCGGCAACGCCGCACTGCGGATTGGCTCAGCCCTGCTGGGCGGGGTCAAGACCTACATGGGCAGCGCGTCAGGGCTCAAAAAGGCCGCTGAGCCCAAGGGCAGCGCTGGCCCCTGGGCTGACATCGCCTGATGGAAACGAATCTCCCTCTCGGCCAGGTCAACCCGGAAGCCAAGCCAGTTGCGGCCTTCATCCAGCCGGCGCAGACCCAGCCCGGCGCTATTGCGGGCCCGCCGGCCATGCCCCAGTTGCAGGGGATCACCACGCTGCGAGGCCCCGACCAGGCCAGCTACGCCGGCGTCAACCGGTTCCAGGAGTTAGCGCAAGCGCTCGCGCCATTCAATGCCAATCTGACCAGCGTGCTCCAGGGTGCGGCCGAAAGCGCCGTTGGCTGGGCATCGCAACAGGGGGAGGCCAGTGTCTTTGCCAAAAACATGGCACTGAAGGCCCTCAGCCAGGCGGATGCGACCAACGAGGCCGGTGCCTTCGATTACGCCAAGGCCAACCGCGAACTGGGCAGGCGCGACCCGGAGGCGGGAATCCTGATGAACCTGCTTAACCCCTACCGGGAGCAGGGGGTGCAGCGGGGGCTGGCGAAGCTGGCCGGCGCCGAGGCCGAGGCCGGGATGCTGGGCGCCTACGAAGAGATGGGGCCAGCCATGTTCCTCTCGCCCGACAGAGGGCAGGGGGCCCTGGCGCAGATGAAGGCTGGCTACATCCGCCAGCTGACCGAGAAGTACGGGCTCGATACCGCATCACCGGGCTTCCTGAACTATGCCCTGCCAAAGATCACTGCCGCCGAGGAGAAGGTCGGCAACAGGGCCCGCGAGGACCGGGTGAAGTTCCTCGACAGCACCCTGCCGGGCGTGGCCGCGGGGCAGATCCGCAGCCTCGTCATGGATGTGCAGCGGCAGGCGCTCGGCGGCGCCCCCCAGATCACGATCGGCAGCTCGGGGGTGATGCTCGAGCGAAAGAGCCCCACCTTCAACGAGGACGCCCAGGCCGAGGTGATGACCCAGGCCGGCAAGATCCTGACCTATCACTCGGGCCTGATGGGCAACGGCGGGCAGCCGCTGAAGCTGGCCGAAACGGTCTACAAGGCGCTGCGCACCGAGGCGGCCTACGGGCAGGATCCGGTGTTCAAAAACATCGTGGATCGCATCAAGGTGGGGCCCACGTTCTGGGACCCGGTCGCCAAGCGGGCGGTGCAGCAAACGCTGGCGCAGATGTTCCCGGAAACGGCCGCCGACACCGAGATGAAGTACGGCTGGGCGGTGCAGAAGCGCCAAGAGGAGCAGGGGGTTCAAAATTTCAGCGACATGCTGATCAATGGAGCCCCGGCTTCCGGGAACCTGCCGGCGGTGGGGGGCATCTACCAGCCCGGCAATGAGGCCCCCCTCGATCAGGCCGCCATGGTGGAGCGCAGCAATCAGCTCCTGGCGCGGTTCCGGCAGCAGAACCCCAACGCTCCCGTAGCGCCACTGCTGAAGGTGATCAACGACCAGCTGGGTCTCCAGATCGACATCAAGGGCAAGAGCTATGCCCCGGATGCCGGCGAAGATGTGCTGGCCAGGGCCCGTGATGCCTGGGGCGCGGACTTTGACCCGGCGGCGCTGCGGCGCGAGCTGGCTGCAACGCGGGGGCAGATCAACCCGTCGAAGTTCGGGGAAACGGCATCCAAGCTTGAGTCAATCATTCGATCCAAGGACGGCCGATCCGCCACGCTGGTCCCCGCCGAAGTGAACCGAGCGGTGGAGGCCGCCAAGGATGCAGCGCTGGCCGCCAACTACGGCGCCAACTACAAGGAGATCCAGCGAGCCGGCAGCACAAACGCCAAAACCGAGCGTGCCGCCAACCTGGCCGAATCGGTGCGGCGGTACAACTCGGCCCTGTACCCGGCCGTGAACAGCGCCGTCGCCGCAGCCGCCGCAAAGAAAGGCGGACCGCTGAACCCTGGGGAGACCTACGAGGAGGCCAGCCGCGCCGCCGCAGACTTCGCCACTAAAAACCCGACAGCCTTCAACCTGCTATTCCCTGGGGGGCGAATCTCCGGCACCCCCTCGCTGCCGGGGCTCAATGCCATGGCACCGGATCCAAATGCCCCCAAACCCAGCGGCAAGCCGGCCGGCCCTCCCGCACCACCGACCTGGGGCGTCAAGCAGCTCGACACGATGCCCAACCGGCAACAGCGGCTCCGCAACTACCAGAACGAGTCAATCCTGAGCAAGGAGGCAGTCGGTCGAGAGCTGGTGAACGCCGCGAACGGTGGCGGCTTCTCTCCCCAGCTGAGGCGTGCCGCCATGGATGCGCTGGCGCCATCGCCAGCGGAGTTCCTGCGGGTCCAGGGGGCCCGCTACGGGATCAACGTGCCACCGGAAGCGATGAAGCGCCTGAACGATCAGAGCAGCGCTATCACGACACCGCAGCGGTACCTGGTGGCGATGGCCTCCCAGGGTCAATCAGCGCTGGGTAGCTTCAGCCGCTGGGCCATGGATGCCGCCACGGGGGCGCAACCGGTTTCGGCTGCCGAGTGGCCAAGGTTCGGGGCCCGCAGCGCGGCGCCTGGCCAGTTCACGATTTCGATGCGTGCCCGTGATGGCGGAGGCGGCTGGGATGGCGGAGCCCCTTTTATGGGTAGCGGCGGCAGGGCCACCAACAGCTCGGGGCCCGGCCCTGGATGGAGCCAGGTCGTCTCCTGGGCCAAATCGGCTGGGGCAAAGTTCCCGGATCTTGTCGCCGCCCAGTGGGCGCTTGAGTCGGGCTGGGGCAAATACACCAGCGGCAGGAACAGCTACTTCGGGCAAAAAGGACCCGGCTCGCGCAAGAGAACGTGGGAGGTAATCAACGGGAAGCGCGTCGACGTGGTTGACAGCTTCATGGATTTCGCCAGCCCGCAAGACAGCGTGCGCTATCTGGTGAGCAAGTGGTATCAGGGCGACCGTGGCGTCAACCGGATGCCAAGCCTTGAAGAAGCAGCGCGCGAGCTGAAGAGACAGGGGTACGCAACCGACCCCGCATACGTGAACAAGCTGCTGCAAATCATCAGCAGCCATCGCGGGAGGTAACGGCTATGCCCCAGGAACTGAAGAAGGTCAACGGCCGTTGGCAGCTGGTCGGTGACGATCACTCGCAGGATCACGTCCCGCCGCCGCCGACTCCCGGCCCCAAGCCGAAAGCCAAGGCCAAGGCCAAGCCAAAGGCCAAGGCCGCGGAGAAACCGTGGTGGCATCCGATCGTCAACGAACTGCGGTATGCCGGGAAGCAGATCAGCAGTCTCCAGGGGACGCAGAGGCCGGGGACCAGCCAGCCGCCATGGAAGGACCCGTTACAAGTCGTACTGGAAAGGGTGATTCCCGAAGCAAAGCTAATTTCCAACATCCAAGGGTCTTCACCTGTATTGCGGCAGGTGAATGCGGCATCCAGTTTCGGCGCCTTCCAAACAGCAGGGGAAGGGCTGATTGCCCTGGGCCAGAAGATTTTGGCGCCGGGCAAGTACGCGGACGCCCGCCGATCGCCACCGGGTCGAGCGCTAAACGCCATTGCCAGAGCCGGCTACGAGATGCTGGGGGCCAAGCAGCCGGAGGATCTGACCGAGGGACAGCGCGGTGTGATCGACAACATGGGCCGCATGGCTGGCATTGAGGCCGCCACCCTGCCAATCGGTGGAGCTGTTGGCCGACGCGTCGCTGTTGGTGGCACGAGCTGGGCCGCCAGGGGGCTGCGATACGGGACCGCCCTGGGCGTGACCCATGGCATGGGGGCCCTGCTGCAGGACTCCACCCAGGGCAACATAAGCAACATGGTGGGAGCCCTCACCGGCGTCGACGGCGTGCCGCTGTCGGTGGACCCGACAAAGGACGACCGGGTGACGGCGGCCGTCAAGAGCCTGATCCCCAACATCATCGGCGGCGAGCTGCTGGGCCTGGCCGGATCGGCTGGTGTCAGGGCCGTGGGTAAAGGCTTCCGCAGCATCCGCCGATACCAGCGGGCGGCCGGCGCCAACACCGCCCACACCACCGCCGGGGAGAAGTTGAAGGCGCGGGGCCTGGTGGAGGACATCGACGGGCAGCAGCGCTTCACCGAGCAGGCGCTGGAGAAGCCGGCCCCGATCCCGATCCCGCAGACCCCCAATAAAGCCCGCGATGCGGTGCTGGCCCGATGGGGCCGTGGTGGGCAGCAGCAGCCGGTCACCGCCCCCGTGGAGCCGAAACCCGTGCGGAATGTGATCGCCGTGCCGGAGCCGTCGGAGTTGCAGGACTACCTGGGACGCCGCGGCTCCGACGGCTCCAACCCCGACCTAGGGCCGATGGACGCCAGCCCGGTGCAGCACGCGCTAGGGATGATGGAGCGGGGAGACGCCCTCCCCGTGGAGCCACCCGCGCCAGTCCCACGAGAGGGCGGCCCGGCTTATCAGGAGTGGCTGCGGAAAAACGCCTCGACCGCCATCGTTCCGGTCAGGCCAGTCGAATCTGCTCCTGTCGCCACCCTGCCTCGGCAACCCTTGGCGCCACGAGATGAGCTGCGTGGTGAGGGACTCGCCGATCCATGGGGAATGGGCCCTGATCCCAGCAGCCCTGCGCAGCAGTGGCTGGGCGCCAAGGCAGGCGCACGGCAAGAGCCCCCCGCTCCAAAGGAATCCTTGACAGCTCCGGCGGCGGCGGCCGAGGAAGTCGCCCCGCTTGATCCGTCGTCCTACGAGCCGGACCTGCCAGAGGTGGCGGATGTGCAGAAGCTGGTGAGCCAGCTGGATCCGGCCGAGCTCCAGGCGCTGGCCGCCATCGGCGCCGATGGCGGCCCTGCGCTCCAGCACATCGAGGAGGTGATCGCCTCCCGGCCGGCGCCGCAGCCACGGCCGGAGATCAGCGAGGCCTGGGCCGGCATCCCGACCAAAAGGCTCAGCGACATCTACCTGAATGGCGCTGGTGATCTGCAGCCCTGGTCGGCGCAGCTCGACAGACTCCCCGCCACCACCTTGGAGGAGTTATCGCACCCGGACGCCAGCCCTGCCCTGGCGCAACGGATCGCCGACGACACCGGCAAGGAGTGGCCCTTCTCCCGCGAGGAGGTCATCAACGGGATGCAGGGCCTCTCCGCCGATGGCACCACGATCGTGCCGAACCGGTTGCGCGGCGACATCCGCACCATGCGAACCGAGGACATCTACGCGGCGCCTCAGGAGTTCCAATACAAGGAGGGCGTCAACGCGCAGGGCGAGCAGCTGGGGCAGTCGCTGGGCGGCGTTGAGCGATGGGATCCCAACGCCGAAGGGGTGCTGGAGGTGTTCACGGATCCCCGTGACGGACGAACGAAGGTGGTCAACGGCCACAACCGCCGGGCCCTGGCCGGCCGCCTTGGCGTCCCGACGCTGCGGGTGGAGGAGGTGAACGCCACCACCCCCGCTGGGGCCAGGGCCGCCGGAGCGATCAGCAACATCAGCGCGGGCAACGGCACCCCGTTTGATGCGGCGAAGTTCATCCGGTCCACCGGGCTGACCGATCAGGCGCAGCTGCAGGCCGCCGGCATCCCCCTCGACAAGGGTTGGGGACGACAGGGCCTAGCCCTGAGCAAGTTGCCGCAGGACATCTTCCAGGACGCGGTAAACGGCGAGCAGCGGCTGGGCCGCTACGTGGCACTGGGTGAATCGGGCCTTGACGAACCAGGGATGCGCGGCGCCTACCAGGTGCTGAAGCAGCGGCCGAAGATGACCGAGGACACATTCCGCGAGGTGTTGGATCAGGCCAAGCAACAGGGCAACGTGGTGGCCTCGTCGGCGCAGGGTGGCCTGTTTGGCGATGAAGTGCTGAACCCGATGCTGCAGCGGGCCGAGCTGGTCGCCGATGTCCGGTCGGGCCTGGCCAAGGACCGGCGCCTGTTCGGATTCGCCACCCGGAACGCCGATGCCCTCAGCGAGGCCGGCGCCACCACGATCGACACCGCTGCCGCCGGCCAGCGGGTGGCTGATGCGCAGCAGGCCCTGGGCTTGTTCGACACCCTCAAGAACGCATCGGGCCCCGTGGGGGAGCTGTTAAGCAAGGGGGCTGAGCGGATCGCGCAGGGCGAAAACGCCTCGATCGTGGCCAAGCAGATCCAGCGGGAGATTGGCGACAGCATCGAGCGGGAGTTGGCCAACAGCGGCATGAAGGCCACCCCGCAGGAGCTGGCAAGCATCCCCCCCGAGCTTCCCGTTATCGATGCGGCCGGCCCTGCTCGCCGCCGCCGCCGCGGCACCCCAATCAGCGATGCCCTGGGCGCAGACCTGAACGCCTTGGGCGGCACCCTCGCCAACCAAGTGCGGGGGCTGGACAAGTACCTGCAGAGCCAGGCCAACAGAATCGAGGCACGACAGCAGGCCCTTGCTGCCGAGGCTGCTGATGTCATGGCGGAGCTTCCCGGCATTGATCGGGCGACATTGGAGGCCCACGCCGTTCAGCGGTTGATTGCTAACGGAGAGGTGCGGCCCACCGAGATGCAGCCGCTCGGTCTCCCCCAGGCCCCATCGGCAGACATCAGGGCGGTGCGACGGGAGTTAGCCGCCATGGATCCGGCGCTGCCGCTGGAGGATCAGCTGCCGAACATGCCCGCCACCCGGCAGGCCGCCGCCGATGAGCTGCGTCTGGCAGCGGAGTACGCCCGGCAGGATGCCGAGATCGCCTGGGCAGCAGAGAAGGCGGCGCGGGAGGCCGAGGGCTACGACCTCCTTTCGTTACAGGAGAAGAAGGCGCAGGGGCTGGGAGTTGACTGGACCTTCCTTGAGAACAGAAAACTTTCCCCAGAAACAAAAGATAAGTTGCGTACCATACTCACGAATACGATCCGCGAAGTAGCAGGCGATGATGTAGCGATCCGGTTTAATGATGTCTACCCAACCCGGCAGGTCCCCAAGGAGTGGGGTGGCATGCCTGGGGAAACTGCGGAGGTGAAAGGCTCCTACACCCCGCACCAACCCCCAGATTTTGAACAAGACTACATTACGATTAACGGAATGGATAACCCCATGACTCTTTTTGACGGGACGGAAACGGCCTACCATGAAGCATGGCACCGCATTCAATTTGTAGCCCTTGGCGAAAAAGAAGCAAGGGTGATTGACTCCATTTGGGCGCGCCTCAAGATTGCCATCGGTAGCGGCCATTTGCTGGACGGCGCCAAGATATCCTATGGCGAATCCCAAGCAGTTGCGGTACAGCGCTATGCAGCAGCAAGAAAAGGTGGAATGGATCCGACGCAGTACCTCCTTGGGGAGTATGCGCCAGAGGGCAAGGTCGGGCAACTGGCGCTCAAATTCTTCTCCGGTGTCGACCGTGTTCTTGATTTTGGCGAAAAAGTTTGGAATGCTCTTAGTGGCAACGGGTTTATGTCGACACGCTCGATCTTCGAAGACTTCCGGCAGGGCAATCTTATAAACAAATACGACTATTCAGCTGCACCTCTTACGACATCCAGCAAAGACGGATGGTTCCAGCGGACGTGGGACATGGAGGCAGTGCCCACGTCTGATGGTCCTGGGTCCTTGTCATCGATATTCCGCGAGGCATCCGGCGCTCCCCAGTTCACCCTGCCCCCCGACCTGGCCAAGGCCTCCCCCCGGTACGGCCGGAACACCCTGAAGTTCGAGTCCGATCTCGATCGCGCTGCCTATGTGTTGGCGAACGACAAGGCCAAGGGTGGTTCCAAGTCGGCCAACAAGTTCCGGAATGAGCTGATCTTTGCCGGATTCGACCCCGACCAAGTGGCCGCCCACGGCAAGACCGTGAAGGAGGCGGTAAAGGCTGCTGCGCAGGATATTTCAGGTGAGGTGGTGGTGCCGGTGCAGGACTTCGCCGCAGGGCGCCCCCGGCTGCCGCTGCCTGAACAACAGCGCCAGATTGAGGGTACCAAGGCCCAGATTGACGACCTGCGACAGAAACTCAACGAAGGAGGCTGCGGCACATGAGCAACTGCGATGACCTGCTCCGGCAGATTGCCGAGCTGAAGCAGCGACAAGCCAGGCAACAGGCCGACCTGGACCAGACCGAACGGGTGTCGCGGGCCCTTTCAAACGAGCAGACCGGCGACCCGGCCACGCAGATGCTGCGGCGCTTCCTGGGGGCGATGGATTCCGACTCGATTCGGAAGCTGGTGCGCCGATCGCTGGGGGAGCGCGAAACGCCGATGGGCGCTGATGGCCGCTTCCAGAACTTCGCGCAGCTGGCGGATTGGTTCGATGAGCTGCCGGCCGAGGACATGGCCTCCGCGGCCGAAGTGCTGCTCGGCGACTGGGCCAGCAAGGCGCCCGGCGACCACGCCTTTGTCACCTCGACGGTGAGCCCCGAGCAGTTCGCGGACATGGCCTCAGAGGCCTTCCCCGCCGCTGGCCTCGATTACGACGCTCTGGCGCAGTTCGCGGCTCAGAACATGCTGCCGGTGCAGAACATCCTGGAGGCCACCACCCGCAACCGGGTGATTGCGGACCTCACCATGCAGAACATGCTGGCCGACATCCGCTCGATCCGGGCCTTCATGGAAGAAGCCGGGGTGCCAGCACCGGTGGAGCTGGGCCGCAAGTTTGCCACCAGCTACGAAAAGGCCCTGCTGGCCCAGCGCAACTGGGCCCTGAACCGCCGCCGACTGGGCCAGTCCCTGCAAAGCCTCAAGAAATCCCCAGGTGATTTTGCCGAGCAGCTGAAGATTCCCGAGCAGGACCTGATCGTCCGCCCTGGCACCGAGGACAACCCGATCCCCACCAAGCAGGAGATCGCCGACTACAGCGACGACTCGATCTTCGGGAAAGTGGTCAGCCTGGTGGACCAGGGCCCCGATGGCGTGGCCGGGCTGAAGCAGCTGGAGCTGGACATCCAGATTGCCGGGATGGACCCCCTCGGCATGCTCGACGAGAAATGGACATCACCGGCCGTGCGCCGGGATATGGGCTATGTGAAGGACACCTGGCTGTTCAACGGCTTCACGCCGATCTTCAGCAGCGCCATCCCCAACCGGGTGATGGAGATCTATGGCCTGGCGAAAGTGGCAGCGGAGAACGGACCGTTGATGGCCCCGTTCGGCACCAAGTTGTTTCGCACTACCTGGCGCGATCGGCTGGAGGGCTACCAAACCGCCTGGGAGGCGTACTGGACCACCCAGCGTGCAATGCGACTGGGCTTCCGGGAGCTCTACTGGGAGCGATTCCTGGACGGCAACACACCGTTCGCCAACGACGTGGACATGCACGGGCGGGCACTGACCCCCGAGCAGGAGCTGCAGCAGGCGCGGGAGGTGCTGCAGAAGCCGATCAACTGGGACCCGCGGCTGTGGGCCAGCGCCGACAAGAACCCACTCGGCGACGAGGGCCTGATCCGCGACATCCGCGACAAGCTACATGTGGCCTGGAAGCTGACCCAAAAATCCCTGGCCGAGAAGATCCCCGGCGTCACCAACTTCCCGGTGACGCCGGGCTTTCGAATGCTGTCGGTGGACGACAACGTGGTGGGCGCCCGGATGTACCGGTTCAAGCTCCATAACGATCTGGTGATGGATGCCAAGCGCAACGGCATCCAGCTGGGCCTGGTGGATGCACAGACCGGCGTGACCGATCAGGCCAGGCTCAAGGCCTACGTGGACAAGCGACTTGAGGACGCGATCTACCAGGAGATCCCGAGCGAGCAGAACCTGATCGACTTCCGCCGCAAGAACGGCATCACCAAGGACCTGGCCAGCGACGAAGACCTGCGGGCCTACATGGCGCAGAAGGGGATCCCCGGCACCCCCGTGCTGGCCAACGACATGCAGCAGGGGGCCTGGGACTATGCCCAGCAGATGCGGATGCAGAACGACCCGGAGGGATGGGCCGGCAAAGCCTTCGAGTTCCAAAAAGCAGGGCAAGAGGCCAGCTGGATCCTGGACTCCACGGCCTTCCCGTTCCCTCGGATCCCCACCAACAGCATTGCCTTCCTGCTCGACACGTCCATGGGCCCGCTGGGGGCGGGGTTCAAGACCGCAAAGCTGCTGACCCAGCACCTCCACGGCCCCAGCCCCACGAAGGCGCAGATCGCCGAGGTGGAAAGCGCCTGGGTGCTGCAAGCCTTCCTGGGGGCCAGCTTCTTCGCGCTCGATAGCCCATGGGGGAAGCTCACCGGCAACGGCCCGCAGGACCCCAAGCAGCGGCGGGAATGGCTGGCTGCAGGGAACATCCCCAACACCGTCTTCGGCATCCCGATCCCGTTGGGCCAGGTGCCGCTGTTGAGCACGCTGATGCTGTGGAAAGACCTTCGAGATGCTGCGGACGCCGCTGGCGCCAGCCATTACGACCACGCGACGATCGCCTCCGGCATCGGGCAAGTGATGACCGGCGCCATCGTGAGAGCCACCCCCCTGCAGTTCCTGCAGCAGTTCCTGCTGGTGCTGCAGAGCAACGACGAATCGCAATGGAAGCGGTTCTTCGGCTGGGTGGCATCGGGCCAGGGGAACCCCGTCAGCGGCCTGGTCCGCACCGCTGAGCGTCTTGGCGAAAGCGGCAGCAAGGACTTCTACCGCTACCCCGAAATCACCGCCGCCGACCGCGATCTGATGCGCAACCTGCCCGAGGAGATCAGGTACACCGAGGACGGCCTGCGCAACCTGCTAGTCTCCCTGCAGCCGGCATTGGGCCGCATTGCCGGCGTGGCCTATCGGGAGAAGGACCACCTGGGCCGCGACATCCACTTGTCCGATGGAATGCGGCAGGAGGACCACCCGGTGGGGATGCCGGGCTTCTACACCGGCCCGGTGCATCGGGAGCTGGACAAGCAAGACCTCCTCGACCCCCCGCAGCCACTGCTGACCGGCCGCCTCAACGGCGTCCCCTTGGCTCCAGAGGCCCAGAAGGAGTGGAACCAATACCGCTACGGCACCAAGGGCGGCAACGACTACGACCTGCTCAACGACCTCCACGGCCGATCGGGGGAGTTCAGCATCAAAACGATCCAAGCCCAGGTGCTGAAGCGGGACAACGGCGAGAAGGTCACGGTTAAGGACCAGGACATGCTCGAAACGCAGCTGCACAACCTGGTTGCCCAGGCAATCAAGGGCCGCACCATCTACGAGGCCTACAACTGGCTGTTCCGCTCGCCCGAGTACCGGGCCCTGCAGGCTGATCCGGCCACGTCATCAAACCGCGAGGTAAAGGACCGGCCGCCGGCCAAGCGCCAGCAGATGCCGGGGCCATGGGTGATCCGGGAGATCGCCACCTACTACGACCTTCGCGCCACTGGTCAGCTGCAGGCCAGCGATACCTCCTGGGCTAAGGAATGGCAGGGCATGGCGGCCCAGGCCTACGCCAACAGCATCCCCGAGGCCAACAACCAGTTCCGCGCCATCACTGAGATCCTGGTGCCAAGCAGCGTCCGCTGACCTTGTGATGGGCTCCGGCTGAGCCACAATGGGGCGATACACGGCTGCAGTGCATCGCCTTGGCTTTTGCCTTCGTATCGTACCCGGGCAACGGGTCAACGGTCACGTTCACAGTGCCGTTCCCGTACCTGCTGCGGGCACACGTCAAGCTGTACTACGGGTTGAGCTTGCAGAGCGGCGGGTACACGCAGCTGCTGGCCGATGGCGTCAACTACACCTGGACGAGTGCTACACAGGTGCAGCTCAGTGCCGCGCCGGTTGTTGGCCAAACGCTGAGCATCCGCCGCGAAACACCAACCACCAGCCGCTTGGTGGATTGGAACAATGGCAGCGCCCCGACCGCTGATGAGCTGGATACCGCTGACCTGCAGAACTTCTACGCCATCCAGGAACACAAGGACTACATCGAGGCATTGGGGATCAACCCCAACACAAACGTCACAGACGGGTCAATCACAGCCAACAAACTGTCAAGCGATGCCGTCACTACAATCAAGATCCAGGACGCTGCGGTTACCAGCAGCAAGATCCAGGACGGTGCGGTTACCGGCAGCAAGATCCAAGACGGTGCGGTTACCAGCAGCAAGATCCAAGACGGTGCAATTACCAGCAGCAAGATCCAGGACAGTGCGGTTACCGGCAGCAAGATCCAAGACGGTGCGGTTACCAGCAGCAAGATCCAAGACGGTGCAATCGTCAACGCTGATGTTAACGCTTCGGCGGGTATCGTGGCCACCAAGTTAGCCTTTACCCAAGCGGGTACTGGTGGAACCGCAAGGACCGTTGATTCCAAGCTTAGGGACGTTGTGTCCGTTAAGGACCCTGAATTTGGGGCAGTTGGAGATGGTGTGGTCGATGACACGGCTGCTATTCTCCTGGCTTTCCAGAACGGTGGTCATGTTGTATTCCCTACAGGAACATACAAAGTCACGACTGTGCTATGCCAGAACATCGACGGCTTGACCGTTGATGCACGTTCCGCCACGTTTACCAGTGTTTACGGCAATGTGTTTGCATTTAAGGGCTGTAGTGACTTTGCATGGTTTGGTGGAAAAATAAATGCAGGCGAGGGTGCAAACCCTGCTTACACCGTAAACGTGCCAGAAAAGTTTCCTATAAACTTCACTGTTTTTGACGCAAACAACATCATCCTGTCGGAAATGACAGTGGTTAACACAATATCCAACTCGATGCCTTGTATTACTGCATGGAACGTCACAAAGACACAGGTTAACAACAACCAGGTGTTTAATGGAGGCGACAACAGCATCTGGCTGTATGGATGTTCTAGTGTCACTGTGTCCAACAACCTCGTGCTGAACCAAGAGCGGGGTCGTGGTATTTGCTTTCAGCAGGTCAACAAAGGCACGATTACAGGCAACGTGTGCGCCGACGGCAAGGGTGATGGATGCAACGTCCACGGATCTTCAAACATCGCAGTTGTTGGAAACAGCGTAACCAACATGGCGGTAGACACTGTAGTTCTCGGCACCGCCTCTGGCATCAGCGTTGAGTGGGACGAGAACGCGACACCCACGACCGTAGCTGCGGCTGTTGCTAACCCCCAGCTTTACAACGGTGTGTTCAGCCGAAACATTACGGTGTCGGGAAACACAATTTCCAATGTGTCAGTTGGTATGCGAATTGGCAACAACATCGGCACTGCTGGCACAAACTATGGCAACCAAGGCCAAGTCGTCATCGATGGAAACAACATCTTTGGAGTTTCGTCTGGCATCCAGACTGGCACCTCTCGCCAGCTTCGCATCTCCAACAACATGGTCAGCACAAGTGCTCAGGCTTGCATTGAGCTGAAGATGAATACAGATACTGGCGGGTATTCAGCAAAAGATATTTACATTTCTAACAACAGATTTACGGTTTTTAATACAAGTGATACTGGCTACAATGCAGTCCAGTTCACATCAGGACTTCCGACAGCATCTGATCGCATCATCCTGACCAACAACGAGTGGGACCAGGCTACTGGCTCTGCTGGTTTTACCAATGTGACTGGCGCGGCATTGGCCGTCATGGAAGGCAACACTTCATACGCCAACGGTGTAGCTACCTCAACCACGAAGTCTGCCCTGATGGTGCAACGGCAATTCTCTGACCAAGCTGGCGCCTCCACGTTGTCGCCGTATTACGTCAACAGAGCTGCTAACGAGTTCACCCAGTCTGGGCAGGTGTTTGATTCATTTGTGACGGTGCTTTCAATTCCTGCAAACGCATCTATTGCGGCGCAAATCCAGATTGGTACGAATGACCGTACTATGTGCGTTGGCACAATCTACGCACACAACGGAAACCCACCTGCTCTTACTTTTACGGGAATTGGAGCAACATATGTTCAGTTGTCAGGTGAAAATTTGCAGATCAAGGGAAATACAGCAGGGGGAACAGCCGCATACGGTGGTTTGTATAGCATACGTTACAGCCTCTTGAGCCCACTCTAAAATAACCACTACCACAGCGGCCCATGGCCTGGCTGACACCTATCAGCTGCCCAGCGAACTTTTTCCACCCCTGTAGTATGCGGCTGCCCCATGCCCGGCGCCGATGCTTCCCGAGCTTGCCGTAGGGTTGGTCGTCCTTCTGGGCGGCTGGTTGCTTGGCAAGGCAGACCGCTGGTCGGCGCAAGTCAAGAAGTCAGACGACAAGGCAGCTACTGAGCTTCATACGATGGCCATCACCTTGACCAGGCTGGAGATCAGCCTGAGCCACCTTGACGTGACAATTACGCGCCTTGACGCATCGCTGGAGCGGCTATGGCAGCGCTACGACGACCACGAACACCGAATCACAGTCCTGGAGAACAGAAATGACTGACCGCATCATGCAGGTGCTACCCGTCCTGGCCGCCATCCATGTCCTGGCCGTGGCGATCGTCAATCTCACCCCCACCCCCAAGGACGACGAGGCCCTAGCCGGCTTCCAGCGGAGCGCAGTGAAGGCCTACCGGCTGATGGAGATTGCCGCCGGCATCATCGGCCCCCTGGCAAAGCGCTGAATCTGGCCTGTTGCTCTGCACCCCCGTAGCATGGGGGCAGCATTTGTGCGCCGCCGCCGTGGGAGCTACAGAACCCCGCCCGATGACAACGCTATGCGCGTTGTTCCGCGACAACTTTGCGGCATCGAGCCTTGATACATCGAGATGGCTGCCCAGTATCGGCAGCGGTGGCTCAATCAGTCAATCCAGCGGCACTTTGACGCTGGCCAGCGGCACAACGGCTGGGGCGGAAACGTGGGTGCTGGGCCTGCAAGATTTCACGTTGCCATGCAAGCTGGCAGTTGGCCTGCAGCTCAGTCAGCGGATTGCTAACCAGAGCTTCTTTATTGAGCTGGTCTCAGTAGACCCCAATACCGGCTTGCCGGACGGGCAAGATCAGGCGGCAATTTTATTTGACAACACCACTGTCACCCAAGCCAAACACCAAGTCACAACAGGCGGATTAACCCCAAACACTTCTAGTGCCAGCACTTACCCCACTGCCGCCACCGCCGCGCTGTTCGAAATAGAAGCAACCCCAGATGATTGCTGGTTTCACGGAACAACCGTTATTGACGGCATCACAGCTCGAGTAAATAGCTATAGGCTTTTGCTCAGGGCCCCTGACGCGACAAAGAAGTACAGAATCAGGCTGAGATGGGCGAACGGCGCAACCGCGCCAGCTTCTAGCACTAATGCTTTGATAACAGTGCTAAACGCAGCTGAATATCAAGAGATGGCCGCCGAAATTGTTGGCGGCAGGGGCACGCTATCCCCAGGAAGCGGCATACAGCTGGCAGGCCCTGTATCAATTTCCTCCAATCAGCCGACAATAGTCCCAAGCGCAACTGTTGGCGCCTTGACATCTTACGCTCTAAACAGCCTCGCCTCCACTAACGCCGTCTCCATCAAGGCAACTGCCGGAAACCTTTACGAAATATTCGTCAATAATAGGGGTTTAGCAGCATGTGCCGTAAACGTGCATAACTTAGCCACAGCTCCCACGGTGGGAACAACCGTTCCCTTGTTTTCGATTATTGTTCCGGCTGGCGAGTTTAAGTTGTTAAACTTTGGTATGTACGGCAAGCGATTTTCTGCGGGTATTGCCATATCAATAACAGCCGGTACGACCCTGCTTGACAACACGCCGGTGACAGCTGGCCAAGTGCAGGTCAGCGCCAGTTTTATCTAAGCTTCCTGATAAACCGACACGAACACCGTGCCCGTGGCCAGCAGGAGCACGATCTTGTCGCGCAGATCAGCGTTATGGACCCTTACACAGCCGTGGGTTGGCAGCAAATCCTGATATGGCTGCCAGCAGCCGCGATGCCCCAGCGCCGACCCGCCACCGTGGATGGCAATGCCCGCTCGCCCGTAGCGGCGCTCCTGGGCCTCCAGTTCCATCAGGTCGAGCGTGAACCATCCATAGGGCAGCAGCTCAGCCGGCACGAATTCCGGATGCTCCCCCAGCCGGTAGTAGTCGCGCCACACGGTTCCCACCTTGTACAGGCCCGGCGGGGTGTCGGTGTTGGGCGACTTCCATTCGTTGTCGGCGCCCTGCCCCCGCGCCAGACAGCGGATGGTGAACAGATTGACCCCCTTGAAGTCAAAGGCCCTCAGTGTTTCGGTTTTGTCGTTTACCAACCGGTGGGAGTCACCGGACTTGAAGCCGAACTGGTGCGGTGTCTTGGTTGGTCCGACGAGGGAGGGCATGATGGGTGCAGGAAGTCTGCACCAATGTAAGGATGGCCGACCATCAGGAACAGCTGGAGTCGATCCAGGCGAAGCTGCTGGCGGACATCGAGGCCAGCCTTGACGTCCGCGTCCTCGAAGACGGCAGAGTGCTGGTGCCGACCGATGAGGACAAGCGCATTGCCTTGGCGGTGCTCAAGCACAACGGCATCACCAGCTCGATCGGTGATTCGCAGCGGGAGAAATTGAAGGCAAAGATCGCCGGCAACATCGACAGCAGCCGCATCCGGGAGAAGCGCCGCCTGGTGGCCCTGCCCAACACATCGGCGGAGGGGGCGGCCTAGCCACCAACTATCTGGATTTCCCGGATGGTTGGGCCATCGGCCGCGGCTCCCGGGTGATGCCCCCCTGGGGCCCCCGCCGCGCAGGCCGCCGGCCGCCCATTACCAGGGTGTCGATCGCGCTCGCGTCATCGCTCAGGAACAGTTCCAGCAGGGCGTCTTCCTCTTCATCCACTCGCCGCTGCTGCTCCTTCTCCTGGTCCTTCGCCAGCAGGTCAAGAAAGTGCTTCACGCCGAACGAAAGGACGTCCGCCCTGTCGTCCCATTCCAGGCAGCCTCGCTCCGTCGTGATACGTGAGAGCTGGTAAGGCAGTGATCGCAAATGGCCGTGCTCCGGGTCCTGCTCGGCCTCGGCATAACTGCGCTGCAGGACCGCCTTGGCCACGATCAGCCGGTGCTGCTGGATCAACGGCGCCAGGCTGTCCACGATCCGCAGTTCCTTCTGCTGGCTGACCCGCTCCTCTTCGACCACGACCCGATGGATCTTGGTCATCACCGGCTGCAGCAGGACCGCGAACATGCCGTCGCCAAAGTTGGACTCGGCCTTCACGGTGACGACCCCCCAGTGCTTGGCACGCTGGGCCAGCATCGTCAGCACCTCCTCCCCGTAGCCGGCGCTGGTGCCGCCCTCTTCGAGCAAGAAGATGTTGCCGTTCAGCTCCACCAGCACGGCCCAGGCCAGTTCGTCCTCGCCGCGGCCGGATGGATCGATGAACAGGCCGGCGTTCCAGTGCTCCGACCGTGGCAACCAGCTGCCGAGCACCTTGGGCTTGTGGTAGTGCCGATCGGCGCCCATCCCCACGCACACCAGATCGGTGTGACGCAGCTCGGCATCGTCGGACCACACCACCAACTCCGGCAGCGCCTTCCCATCCAGCGGCAACACCACCAGGTCGCCGAGGCGGATTGGATACCGATCGGCCGTGCTGATCCTGGTGTTCAGCATCCACTGCAACTGCCAGTTCTGGCGGCTCAGCCGGCTCTGGCGGCCCAGCAGCTCTTCGTGGTCGAAGCGCTCCGGATCGGTGGGCATCCCCACCAGCTCTGGATGCGCCTGCACCTCCTGAGCAATCAGCGGGTCGAGGTGCCCTTCGTAGGCCCCCCACTCGTCCGGCTTGCTGGGATCTGGATACCGGCACGGCCAGAAGCGGATGGCATAGCCCCGCTCGCGCACCAGCCGCCAGTAAAGGCTCGTTTCGAGGTGAGGGGTGCCCTTGTAGCAGATCTTCCGCGGGAACACCTGCCGCACCTGGTCGGCCATGTCGAAGCTGGGAGGGTTCGCTGCATCCCAGTCACGATCCGCCGGCTTGATGATCGATTCGAGCTCGCTGATCGCATGGAACAACCGCTCGACCTTGAGCGGTGTGATCGAGTTGTTCAGGGTCTCGATGTCATCGGGCACGATGAAGGTCGCCCGCTTCCCAGTCAGCGCTGACGCCAGGATCCCCGAGGCCCGCACAGAAGGCGCCTGCTCCGCCCCGATCCGGGCCGGCGCCACATTGAACGCACCGGCGGCCTTGAGGCCATCAGGCCGCGGCTGCAGGCACCGCAGAATGTCGATGCTCTGGGTCCAGGCAAGCATCTGCCCGGTGATCTCAGCCGCCTTCTCGTCGGTGTTGGAAACGATCAGCACTCGCTCGTTTTTGGGGTCGATCCGCAGCCGCCGCATCGCATCGATGGCTGCCAGCGTGGACTTGGCCACCCCCCGGAAACCGACAGTGATCTGAAACTGGGGACCAGAATCCCCCCATTCGATGATGCCCAGCTGCTGCTTGGTCGGCTCATCGGCCAGGCCCAGCTCCTGCAGGATGTAGGCCGCAAACGCATCGGCCGGCCACAGCTCCTCCGGCAGCGGCTCCCAATCAGGGATCAAAGGGAAACCCCGCCAAGGCAAGCCAGGACGGGGGTTCCCACCACCTACCGGAAGGGTTACCACTCCCCACCGACGGCCAGATCATACCTCTGTCCCGTTGGCCTCATCTACCAGGCCTTGCACATGGGCGATCAGGCGATCCTTGGACTCCGACTGCTTGAGCTTCACTCCGAACATGTCAAACGCATAGTCCACCAGCTCAAGCTTGGAGAAGCTGGAGAAGTCTTGGTCCTCGACCTCCGGATGCACGGCGGACGGAGCGGCATCCTCGCCGTCCGTGGCGACCCACACCCCATCAACAACGGGCTCGTCGCCGGCCAAAGCGCTCTCGCCCTCCGTCTCCTCGGGCCCTTCGGTCACGATCTCCAGCGGAGAGCGCCACTGGTCAGCCGGGGGCTCCTTGGCGGCCTCCTGGCCCTCCGTGGTGGCTTGCTCGGCCGGGGGCTCCTTGGCGGCCTCCTGGCCCTCCGTGGTGGGCTTTGCATTGTGGAGCTGGCGTAGCAGTTGCATCCGCTCGCGGTCGCCAGGGTGGCCTTCGTGCCCCCCCGGAAACGCGAGGGAGTCCGCTATCTGCTCAGCTGTGAAGACTCCGGCCCCCTCGATGGCCGCGACCTCCTCGGCCTCCCGCTCCATCGGCACAGCGGCCGCCAGTCGCTCCTCCAGATCAAGCGCATCCGCCAGCCGCAACCGCAGCGACTCTTCTCCAGGGATGTAGGTCCCCCTTACCAGCGCCTGCTCCAGCGCCTGCTCCACCACCCGCGGCAGGGCATCGCCGTAGCCGGTCAGCCACAGGGCCTCCTTCTCGGCGTTGCTCAGGTACACGGGTGGATTGCAGTGTCGGGCGAAATCTAACGCCGCCTTCCTCAGTCCTCCACATCACCGCCACGGTCATAAGCCTCCTTGAACTGCGACCACAGGTGCCCTTCCTTCTGGGCCCTCCCGATCGCCCACAGGTGCGGGTCCAACAGGTAGAACACTTCACCGCTGCGGCGGTTCCGGCAGCGCACCAGCAGGTACTCATTCCGCAACCTGGCCAACGACGTGGAGACGTGCGGCGGGCTGGTGCCCGACAGCTCCGCCAGATACGCGGCGCTCGCCTTGATCCGGCCCTGATCTCGCCCGGCGGCCCTGCACATGCACATCTGCAGAGCTCGCACCACGACCAGGTCGCGGGGCTGCAGCTTCTTCTGTCGCACCAGCAGCAGCAGCCGGTCTTCGGTGGCGCTGGTGTCCGGCAGGTACATCTTGATGAAATGCCTAGAGTCCATTCGTTGATCGCTGATGGGGCGGTCAGACAGCCCGCTTGCATCCACTTCTGGTTTCGCAGCCCAGTCGTGGAGAGGGTTGTCAATTTGGACCGGTAACGGCCCGTCCAAAGCTACCCCCCAAACGCCTCGCCACCACGGGCCCGTTTGGTAATTGATCTGATGATCTCTCTAGTGCTCCCATAGCAACCGTCGATCCAAGGCCCTCCCCGGATGCCGGGCCTCACGGCTGCTCTCCACCCCCCGAGCACACACATCCCCTCTTCCCCCGTGCGAATCCCGACGGAGCGCAGCGGAGACGGGATGCCCCGCCGGCGAGGCGGGCTGTTCAGGGGCGCTGTGGGGCGAAGCCGAACGAGACACCAACCCCACAACCACGCGAAGCGTCGGACCCACGGCAACCGCTGCAGCACTGGTGACCAACACACCCAAAGCAGCCCGGAAAATATGGCGCATTTGGTCGGGGGGTCCCCCCAGCGCTCGGCGCGCAATCCCCCCCCCGTCGGGGGGCGCCGATCCACCCTGGGCAGCGGTCGCAGCCATGGGATCAGCAGCAGCCAGAGCAGGTTGATCGTGCTGCAGGGGGTCTCGGTGGATTGAACATCCGCTGCGGTCTGTGGCCGCCGGGTCCGGGGGCTGCCATGACCTGCTGTCAACCACCTTTTGTAACGATTTGTTTCAGTATGGCAAAGCCCGCCCCACCCAACCATTCCACATGTGTAGTTTTCGGAGGCCAAGGGAACTTGGCACCACCTACCGCCATTTACCGCCGTGAAAACCACCACCACCACCACCACCACCACCGCCCCAGCTGCTGCTGGCCTGGCCCTGGCATCGCTGGCCGCCGAGTTGTTGGCTCAGGGCATCGCTGCAGCCCTGGCCCCTGCCATTGCCTTAGCCCTCACGCTGGCCGGCTGCGGCCACGAGCTGGCCCTGGCTGCCCGCCGTCGCCGGGAGGCAATGGCTGCAGCTGCTGAGCCTGCCGTCAGCTGCTGGGCTGCCATCCCAATGGTTACTGAGGAGGAGATCGCCGAATACAGCAGCCTGACCGCGCTAATGACCGGCTGCTACCAAACCAAGCCCAGCGCACCAGTCGTTGCTGCAGCGGTGATCACCCGCCGCGAGGAGCAGGCCGCCGCCTACCGCAACCTGGCCGGACTGGCAGTCCGGGAACTGCGCCAGATGGCCAGGGCTGCAGGACACCGCCAGCTGGCACGCCAGGGACGCCGCAGCGAGCTGCTGGCAGCACTGGTGCCCGCCTGAAGCCTGCAGTAGTGAGGCCTTCGGGCCTCTCTGCTGCCCTCTGGCCGCTCACCTACCCACCTACCCACCTACCCACCTAGCCCAATGCTCTGGTCCCTCTGGTGCCGCTCCCCTGATCTAAGCGGCTCCCCGTCTGACGGATGGCAGCGCTGGCACCACCAGCACACAGAGGCCAACCGCTCGCGGTTACTCACTCGCGCCGCTGGCCTGGCCAAGACCTACCCGGATCACCAATTCACCGTTACCGCAGCAGACAGCAGCCCCTGCTGAACAGGCCTGCCGCGACCAGCCGGGAGCCGTACCCAATCCCGGCGCCACCTACCCAAATCACACCGATCCCAATCAATGACTGCACCCAACTACGCCCAGCAAGCCAACAGCTTCGATCTCTGGCAGGAATACGTCGATCCTCAGGCGACCATCACCCGTGAGCAATTTGACGCCATGAGCCACGCCGATCGGGTCGCGCTGATCGTTGAGACGTTTGGCCCCGAGTCCCACATCCCCAGTGTTGAAGACGTTCTGGCCCGCACGCACATTGGAGGCCATTACCACGAATGGGGCGTTGATGGCGGAGTGATCCGCGTCACCCGCGCCGAGCTACGCCCAGCCCTTGAAGCCGCTTACGACCCCTTGATGCCCGATTGGCTTTCCACCGTGGAGCTGGGCGAATGACCGGAGCAGTTCGCAAAAAAATCGAAGCCAGCAAAACCAGCTCCCCTTCAGCGATGAGCGATGGGAGCCATCTAGGCCCTCTGTTCAACCTGCCCGGCTGAACCCTGCCCGAGAGGCTGCCGGCTGCGTCCGGTGCCTCTCCTGCAGGTCTCACCACCTGCTCACCTACCCAACCAACCAGCCACTTCGCGCCATGGATCCGCAACTAATCGCAATTCCGGCCCACGAGGTAACAAGCCTGGCCCATGAGGTCACATCTGCCGACGACATGGAAGCGGCAACTGTTTCAGCCCCGACGCAGCCGTGGTCGACTCGCACCCTAGAGGCCAAACTGATTACCGATGCCAACCTTCAGCGAGTGCTGGCCTACCAGGCCGCACTGGCGGCCATTGATGCAATACGCCCCAAGGTGAAGGCGATTCAACGGGAGGAACTGCTTAAGCGGTACCGCAACGGCCAACCCTTGGTAGACGAAAAGACCGGGCGACCAATCACTGCACCGGAGCACGCCTGGACGGCAAGCAGGGAGGCGTATCGCGCCTTCTGCTTGGAGACAAACCGCATCGAACGCCTGACAGGGATCAAGCCCAAATCGATGCCAGATGAATACTGCCCTTTGCTAGTGGCACAGCATGAAGTAATTAAAAAAAGGCAAAATTTGCTTTCATGGAATTTGCCTATTCTTGGCATCGATTCGCAATTTTTCCCGCTAGAGAAAGGGGAAAAATTGGCTGATCTAATCTCAAAGTTACTTCTGTCTTCTCCGCTGATGCTTAACGCCTAATCGCCCACGGCTCGCCGGGCGCCGCAAGCCCGGCAACTTGTAAATCTCGCTTACAAATTCAATGAGACTTAACCAAGCACAGGCCCAGGTTGCTGCCGCGGCCCTAGCTCCACGGGTGCAAGCCCTGGAGGAGCTGCTAGCCGCGCAGGTGCAGGATCTGCCTGCAGGCAATGGCGACTGGGCATCCACGGCAGACCAGCTCGACCTGGGCCGTAGTGCCCTGATCGCGCTCCTCAACATCGGAGCCGGGAAATGAGCCCCACTGCTGCAGCCGTGGCAATCGCCACAGCCTTCGCCCTGGGCCCCGTGCTACTGATCACATACCAGCAACACCAGAAGCAGAAGCGGGCCCGCAAGGTTCGAGGCCAGATGCGGCCAAGGCGCCGGCCATCGGTTGCATACCACGTTGTGGTGTTCGCCAACGAACGGAGCCGGGGCGCATGAACCACCACCAGCACCAGGCCGAAATCCTGCACCGGCTCAGAATGTCGGCGATCGAAACCGCTGGCTGCGGTCGGGTTACAATCGCCACCGTGGAGGCCCTGCTGTGGGTCGCCGCCGGGGTGGACAACACCAAGGACCTTGGCACGGCCATGGGTCAGCCGGGGCGCCCTCAGGCCGTGGCCAGCACCAACCGCATCCTCTCCGCTCTGCGTGGCCGGGATCGGATGGCTGCAGGGAAATGGGTGGCGGCACCGTTTCAGTTGATCAAGACCCGCCGGCACCCGCACCGTCGCGGCTACCTCTTGGCCCTGACACCGGAGGCTGAAGAGCTTCTGGGGGGGGGGATAAATACATCCCTGCAATTACAGGCTAAAAATGGAAACTAGAATGCTAATTCTCTCGTTTGAGGTGCCCACCCGTAAGGGGCCTTTTCATTTTGCTGCATGGCTGCATCGCTCCCGCACCGCTTCCAGGATCAGGCTACAGGGGTGCACTAGTGTCCGCCCTAGTGCACCCACTAGGCCATGGATCTGGATAGACTTGCAGCCGCTTTGGCCGCTTTCTCAGTTCTGGAGCCGACCGCGCTCCCGCTCCACCACGTCCAGGTGTTCCTGATTTCGCTTTCGAGTCGGGGTCGGGCCCTGCGCCGCCAGATCAAAAACCTGTGAACCACCTACCCACACCACACCATGACGGGAGCTGTTCGGAAACGAACCGACGCCAGCGGCCAGACCCGCTGGATTGCTGATGTCACGATCGACGGCAAGCGGCGGCAAGCCAGCGGCCGCACTAAGGCCGAGGCCGAGCGAAAGCGCCGCGAGCTACGGGACCACCTGATGGCCGAACCAGTGGTGAACGCCCAGGGCTTCACCGTCGCCCAGGCCCGGCAGCTATCGCTACAGGTGCGGTGGGCTGGATTGGCCTATGAGCGAACGGCCGCCATCTATTCCGCTGCAGCGGTGGAGTTCTTCGGGCCCTCGACGCCGCTTGAGTCGATCAACGCCACAGCGGTGGAGCAGTGGCGGACCTCGCTCAAGGGCCAGGGCAACCGTCCGGCCACCATCAACCGGAAGCTCAGCGCACTCAAAGCCATGTTCTCGGATGCCCAGCTGCACGGACGCATCACCACCAGGCCGGCCATGCCCAAGCAGCTGAAGCCCGGCGGCGACAAGGACCGGGTGATGAGCGACCGCGAGCGAGACCAGCTGTGCGCCTACTTCCAGAAGATCGAGGAGCCCGGCGCGGCCCTGGTGCTGGTGTTCTTGCTGGAATCGTGCGCTCGCTGGGGAGAGGTGGAGCGGCTGCGTTGGGGCGATGTTGATTTTCAGCTGAACCGGGTGACCTTCTGGAAGACAAAAAACAGGCACCCCCGCACAGTGCCGCTGACTGCCAGGGCCCTCGATGCGGTGAAGGCTTTCGGCGTGCCGGTGCCCAACACCAGAGTGTTCCCCTACAGCTACGACCGCTACCGCCGGCTATTCGATCGGGCCAAAGAGCACATCGGCCTCGCGCACGACTCAAGCCTGACCATCCACACTACCCGGCACACCTGTGCTTCGAAGCTGGCCAGCGCGGGGATCTCACTGGTGCAGTTGATGACCTTCGGGGGCTGGAGCTCCCTGGCTGCCGTTAAGCGCTACCTGCACTTGAGCACCGATGCCCTCTCGGCATGCGTGGAAGCGCTGGAGGCCGGGTGATGGAAGACGTAACTCAAAAGGTGGCCGCAGCCGTACTGTGGACACGTCCACCCGTTCTCTGGTTGCCGTTTCTTGCTGCCGGATTGCTGCTTTCCAAAGCAGCAGAAGCAGCAGCCGAAAACCCGAGAACCCAGGCCAGGACTAGCGGGGGCATGGCGGAATTGGCATACGCAGCGGACTCAAAAACCGCTGCTCACCTTTGCGACCCTGCAGAACAGTTTCCCCGGCTGGGGTGAGGATAGGGGGACTCACCTCTACAGGGCCCCGGTGGATTTTCTGCCGAACGGCCCTGTTGCCGCAGCAAAAAACGGCATGGATTCGGCAAGCAGCAAATCCACCACGGTGGACAGGGACCTCCAGCAGCAGCTGGAATGGCGCGAGGCCACCAATGCCGAGCAGCGAGCGCAGGTGATGCGGCAGGTGCTCCGCCGGTATCGGCGGGAGAGCTGCACCGAATACGGAACCGCCCTGTTCCAGCAGTTCGCTGATCCCGTGAGCCGAGAGATCGAGGCGATCCTTTACCGCTGGCAAGAGAACCCAAAGCTGGGCGGCCCTGGTTATGGGGCTCTGCCGCTGGTGGCCGCCCTCGGCAGCCCGCAACGAATCGCGGCGGTGGCCCTGGTCACGATCCTGGATCGCCTTTCCCATGCCGTCACATTCCAGGGGTTGGCCCTGACCATCGGCCTGGCCGTGGATGCCGAGGTGAAAGCCGGTGAAATCGGCAAGCGGGCCCCCGCCAGCCTGGATCGACTGCTCAAGCGGACCACAGCAGAGAAGCGGAAGGCAGTGCTGGCGATCGCCGCACGACCCATCGAGGGGGCCGATCCGATCTGGACACGGCAGGAGCGGGCGACCGTGGGCCTGCTGCTGCTTGAGGTGGTGCGGCGGGAAACCGGGCTGGTAATTATCGATAAGAGCGACCAACCCAACCGGCGCTCTCAGTGGCGGGTGCTGCCCTCAGCCAAGGCACTGGACTTCATCCGGCGCCACCCTCCCCGCAGTCTCCGGCCGAATCGGGGTCCGATGGTGATCGAGCCGAACCCCTGGAAGGGGCTGGTAGGCGGCGGCCACCTGGCCAACACCTCACCGGTGGTGCAGGTCCGGGCGGCGCGCAACCACGCGGCCATCAGTTACCTGTCGGGGCGGATCGAGCCGCAGCTGGCGGCCGTCAACATCCTCCAGCGACAGCAACTGGAGGTGGACCCGTGGATGCTGCGCGTTCAGCGCGAGGCATGGGACCGGGGCATCCCCGGCCTGTTCCCGGTTGAGCGGGACCCTGTTCCCGATGTAGGGCCATTCCCCGTCAGCGAGCCGCCGGATGTACAGGATGCCTGGCGGCGCAACCAAGCCCGGCACCACCAAGACCTGCGCGACAACAGCTCCAAGCGGCTGGCGATCGAGCGGGCTTTGCAGACCGCCGAGACGCTGGTGGGCCGGCCGATCTATCAGGCTCACTTCCTCGACTTCAGGGGGCGAGCCTTCACCGCAAACCGAGGCCTCACGCACCAGGGCCCCGACCACCAGAAGGCACTGCTGCGGTTTGGCGCTGGGCCAACGGTCGGGCACGAAGGGATGAACTACGAGGCGATGAACTGGGTTCTTAAGGCAGCAGCAGGGCACTGGGGCCTGACGCGCAGCAGCTGGGACGATCGATTGACCTGGGGCGTCAATGAAATGTGGCGGCTGGAGGAAATCGCCGAAGACCCCATCGGCAACGCCGACTTGTGGCGCGAGGCCAAGCAGCCATGGCAGTTCTTGCAGATGGCGCGGGCATGGTCTGAGCCGGGCATGGGTCGCAGAGTGCCCATACGCCTGGATCAGACCTGCTCCGGCGCCGGAATCATCGCAACCCTGCTACGGGATCGAGCGATGGCCGAGCTCTGCAATGTCTGCGGCACCGGGCCGAATGACCTCTATTCCGCTGTGGTGAAGCGACTGCAGCAGCAGCTGGAGATCGATCTGAATTGCGGGGATGCGCGGACCCACCAACTCGCAGCCGGCTGGCTGGAGCTTGGGATCGATCGCAGCTGGGTGAAGGCCGCCGTGATGCACACGCCGTTCGGCTCCACCTCCCGCACCGTGGCCGATGGCATCCAGGACCAGCTGCAGCAGCGGCTGGGGCCCGTGGATGACTGGGCAGGCCGGATCTATCGGCCCAGCAGCTACCTGGAAGCCCGGCTGCGGGTGGTGCTCGGCACCGAAACCGCAGCACTGCTGCAGCTCCGCCGCTGGCTCTGCGATGTGGGCCGCGAGGTGGTCGGCCGCCACCAGCAGCAGATCCGGTGGACCGCGCCGATGGGCTGGCCCATGCAGGTAGGCCGGACGACACCCAGCAAATCCGTGATCCGCACGCACCTCCTCGGCAAGCTCGCGGCCGTCACCTTCGAGATGGACCCGCCGGAGGGGGAGTTGTCCGCCCGGCGGACCAACAGCAGCATCACCGCCAACCTGGTGCACAGCTTCGACGCGGCCCTGGTGCATGCCGTGGCCTACAGGGCTGGAGAGCAGGGGGTGCCGTTGCTGACCAACCACGACTGTTTCGCCACCGATCCAGCCAACGCCAGCTGGCTCCAGAGGACCTTGCTCGACGAGTTCCGGGCCCTCTATGCCACCGACTGGCTGGAGGCCATTGCCGAGGAGATCCGTTGCAACGCAGGGCTTAAGGCGCTGCCGCCGCCGCCGCCACGGGGGGCGCTGGAGATCGGGGGGATCGGCAACAACCCGTACCTGTTCAGCTAGGCACTAGCGCAAGCGCTAGTGGATGCCCTAGTATCTGGGAGCCCTACACCCCTGCAGAGCATGGCATCCGAAACGCTGGTCACCCCGGCCGGCGAGGTCCTGTTTGCAAACGTCCTGAGGCCCAAGCTGGTCAAGAACGATTCGGGCGACAAATTGCAGTACGGAATTGTGCTGCTTCAATCAGACCCCGAGCGGGACCCGATATCGAAGCAATTCATCGGCTCCCTGCATAAACAATTCATGGATGACTTTGGCGGTAACGCCAAGTACGGGGCCAACGGCAAGAAATGGAAGCGGGAAACGCTTACCAACGAACAAGGCATCGAAGTCCCTACCGGACTTGTCCGTATCACGTTTTCCAGGGACATTGCAACATCTCGCGGCACCGAATTACCGCCTCCCATGGTGCAAGACGCCAAAGGGAATCCCTGGCCGGTTGATAGGGCGATCGGCAACGGTTCGGTTTGCAAGATTGCTTATTCCATTTGGTCGTGGGACCACCCGGTTGGCGGCAAGGGGTTAACCCTGCAGCTGCTTGGCGTGCGTGTTCTTAACCACGTCCCGTACGTGATGCAAGCCGTGGATCCTGGCGTCTTCGGTGCGCCGGAGGAAGGCACGGACGTCACCACCCTGGCCCCGGCTGCTGCGGATCCGTTCGGATTCGATGCTAATCCAGGTCCCCACCAGTACTGAAGAGGTGCCCTGGTGAGCCAAGAAATCAAGATCACGCGGTCATTCTCCGCCAAGGTCAACCTAGGCAACTACGAAAACGTGGATATCTCGTGCTCCGCGCAAGCAGTTGTACCTGCCGAGGAGATAGATACGCATAGCCACGGCCTCTACAACTTCTGCCGCGGTCAAGTGCGGAGCGAAGTTGAGGAGATCAAGCGTCGCAAGGGTGGCGCCAATGCCTAAATCATCCGTGGGCAGAGCAACCGTTGAAGTCAATGGGGTCGATTGCACATCAGCTTTTGACCAACTGGAGCTCGAACAGCGGGAGCTGACCAAGGCGCAGGAGCTGGCGAGCTATCTGCTCAAACAGCACCTGGCCGAGGCTGGCAAAACCAGCATCGCGGGCAGATTCTCAATCAGCCTGTCGCTGACTTTTGACCGGCTGGCTGGGCGGACATCCATCAAGGCAAAGGTG